TCCAAGTTTCTTCACCATAGCAATCGATAATCTCTTCTTTTAAATCTTCCATATCATAATCTTTGATATTCTGCTCAATACTTTCAACAGCAAGTGTAATCAAAGATTTCATATCCATTCCCTCTACAATCATCTGTGCATAATCACTCTTGAGTTGATCGATTTGATTGATAGTCATCATTTTAAAAAAGTGTTAGTTAGTGAGGTGATTGTCTGGGACTTACCGATGCAACGCTAACGTGCCCAGGTGTTAATTAAGCGACCAATTCTTTCATCATTTCATTTACTTCTAATCCGTTTATCTTAACATCATCCCACTTACAACTATCTGGGGTTTCTTTACTTCCGGCATCGTGAATCATACTTACCAGATGTCCATAAGTTCCACCATCCCTTGCAACATCACAGGCAAGTTCATACAAACCAGGATCATTTGCAATCCAGAGAGTAACATTCCAGGTCTCCCAAGTGCTCCATCCATTGTAAGTTTCAGTAGCCATGATTAAAAGAAGAAAAAAGATTTAGTGGTGATGAGTTCAGTGAAACAAACTCTCTGAAGCAATCTTAAAGAGAATAGAGAGTGAGAAGACTGAACCCTTACACTATAGTGGTCAATTGGAGGTGAGTAACTTTAATNCCATTGATTGGTTTGTATCAAATAACTACGAATCTCATTATATGCAAACCTCTGTATCTTAACATCAGTTGCATTATCTAATACCTCATACATTCTCTGAATATATTCACTCTTCGTTGTCACTGGTGAGATAGTCTCTCTTGTAGTATATCCTAACTCACTATTACCATTGGTGCGTACTTTTGGTTTACCCCAATTACCAGTAATTTGACCCTCTGTTCTGAACTTTGTTTTGATTTTAGATAGATTTGAATCAAGCATTAATGTATAAAGNAATTTCAGTTGGATCAGTACTGTCAAGATAAGTTTCAGTGAATCGAATTGCGTCACTATGTGATTTGAACTCGATTGAAACATTATCAAATACAGTTGAATTAAATGTGACAGATAGTGGTTCTACATTTGCAACTTCACATACTTCTGCTACTGCAGAGAGAGAATGGTCAGATAAAAAATCGTATTTGATGATCATAAAATTGATTGATGTGGTTACACTATAGGGGTCAATTGGAGGTGAGTAACTTTAATACCGGATAATTGTGCACATAACTTAATTAAAAATCTCCATTACCTTGACCAACATCGAACACAAATATACCTCGGTCAACCCACATATCAACAACGCGCTTTCTATCATCAAATACACAGAATATCTCCTTACCTTCAGATATAATCCTATCTGCTATCTCTCCCTTTACGATACCATCACAACGGTGATCACCGGCCTTCCTCATATACAAGTTACCAGAGAATCCCTTGTAAGAGTTTGGACAAACTTTAGGATCAAAGCCGTTATCTAATAACCAAGCTTCGGTAACTTCTCGATATTCTTCACCCCTACCAGACACAAATAAGACTTCAACATCATCCCTAGAAACGATACTTTCAAACATAAACTTAACAGCTTCATTTGGAGTATCGAGACTAATGCCCTTATTCCAAGCGTCCCAATTCTTAGGTTTAGATGCAACAAATTTCCTGCGATGAGTCACATTGCAAATAGTTCCGTCAAGGTCGAAGATAATAACTTTCTTAGTCATGATTCAGTTTCCGGTGATAATAGAGTCGAAGTTTTCGTAATCTTTAACAGTTGGGCTTTCGTAGTTCTTGTGCATATCCTTAAGGATATGCTCAGGAATACTCTTACCTAGACGGTTGTTATTCCTCACTAAAGCGGTCTCTAAGTCACTGTCGAAGTGAATTAAAGTTTTAAAATAAGTCTTAGGAAAGCGTGATACTTTCTTACCTCTCACCTTAGAGGTTAAATTAGTCTGATCCCAGATAATATCTTTACCAGCCTTTATTGCTGCATTGACTGTATCGTTGAGATCTTTATTAGCTGCCTTGATGTTATCGGAAAACACTTCATCGTAAGTCTTACCCTCACGAACTGCAATGGCTTCGATATAGTTATCAGTTGAAATAACAACAGCGTTAGGATATAATGCAAGTAAAGTAGAGTTGATAAATGTACTCTTACCGGCAGTAGGACAGCCAGAGAGTAAAAATAAGTTAGTCATGGCTGCAACGTGGTTACACTATAGTGGTCAATTGGAGGTGAGTAACTTTAATTGCATAGAGTCTGTGTAGACCCTATGCACTCAGATCACCAACTGAGGTCGTTAAATATCCAACGAACATTATTTACTTTATTCTTGGTGTTAATGTTTTTCTTTAGATATTCCGTAACAATATCACGACAAGAGTTGGAATTACCACTCTTCATCATCTTATACAGAAACGGAGCATATTTTGGATCAACATTCTTCACATACTTAACGGCAAAATCTCTAGATTCAGGATACTTAGCATAGCCCTCTTCAAAGAGGTTGGAGACAGTATCGCAGAAGTTAAAAATGGCCAGGTTAAAGTCATTAGCAAACTCAACAATTCTATCGCGATCAGATGGAGAACTATCAAGTAATGGAAGCAAGTCGTCCAAAGAGTCGTTAAGAATTACAGAAAGTACATTCTTTTCTAAACGAATAGATTCCTTGCATTTGTGACGAAGAACATAATCAGCGGTCTTGACTTTAAGCATACGACCATCATCGAAACGGATAATAATGCCCTCGACATCATCACCCCAGTCGCGAATAGTCATAACAAATTTAGATATATCGTCAGAAGACTTGTTTTCTACAGTATTAACGACAGGAATGTTGTAAATACCGGCTACACGGCGAATAGCATCATAACCAATATAGTGACCGGTGGAATTTACACGTATTGCGGTTAAGATAAGGTCGTCTTTATCATAATCAACTACGATACGATTCTTTCGAGAAACCCACTCAAAGATAGGAGTAAAGGTATTAAGTAAAGTTTCAATAAAATTGGAATAGTTTGGTTTATCAGCGATAAAGACTTCCGCATTCATGGCAACATCAGTAACACCTGCTTTAGTTCCTAATCTAAACCCAGTATCACAAGGAATAGGCCTAATCATAGAACCATCTAATTTCTCTAACACAACATGTGGCTCAGATAAATCGAGAGAATCTAAAGAAGTGTAAGACTTCTCGCCGACATTAAAGAACTTATGGTAAGGCCTAGAGATTAAATTGCCGGACTTATCAAATATCAATCCTCTACATTCTGCACGAACTGGACAATCGAAAGAATCATCATAAGCAACCATATAGTTGATTGCAGAATACCAACCTTTATCAGTGACCTTAAATTCAGGACGGTCAGCAATAAAAGGCAATATATCATTTATGTGGTTTATTTCTGGAAAGATAGCCATGTCAGTCAATTGGGTGGTTACACTATAGGGGTCAATTGGAGGTGAGTAACTTTATCTCTTAAGAAATCAACTGATTCATTAACTCCTTTGTCAGTTTATTTCGTGGTCCTGAATGTAACTCACCAAACTCTTCATTCAAATACTCATCAACACAAGTTTGATAAAAACTTCTCATCTCTTGACCATGTTTGTTCAAAATGTAATCAACAAGGTCAGGGTAGATTGTGTTAGATAGTTGCTTATAGTCCATTACATATAAAGATGATAGTTTTTTACATAAACTGATTTTTCTATAATTCTACTTCCTATCAGGTGTGATAGTAGGTTATCCTGACCCGATATGGAAAAAGCAGTTTATAATATCCCGAGATCCCTTGGTATGACTGGGCCGGAGACGCACAAAAAAGCCCCGGCAAGAGGGGCAGAGGAGAGAATTAAAAAAACCAGGACAAAAACCCTCCTTTGTTATCATTATCGCTGTTGTGTTCTCTTACAATTGTTGGCCAAGTTGCAGTGGAGTTTGGTATCATACCCTCAACAAGTCTCATTGCTTCATCATTATACATCGCCTCGACATTCATGTGGCGAGTTCCAGCTTCTGTCGGTACAGTGTAAGGAACTCGAAAGGTGTAGGTGATTTGTGCCATGATTAAAAAAGAAAAGTGTGTGTGAATTATCCGCCAAACATTTCATCAAATAGTGGAGTTTCAAACTGTGCCTGATACTCCATATTAAGTCGTGCAATCTGTTGCTTACAAAACTCTGCAGTTTGTTGGGCTTGATACATCTTCTGGCGAAGATCGTATTGTTGTTGATTACGTTCAGTAATGGTCATGTTCATCTTTGTGTGGTTACACTATAGTGGTCAATTGGAGGTGAGTAACTTTATTACCCGACAGAAACCAGTTCTTCAAACCTATCAAGAGTTGCATATCTTACAACTCCATTCTCATCTGTAAGTTGAACCATTGGCCACATAGGTGAATCGGCGAGAAACTTACCACCGGTAATGGTATGAACCATTCCAGTTTTTTCATCTTCTACTTTACAACCGATTGCTTCTTGGACCCAGTTGAGAAATGTCATAATGCTTGTCGTGGTTACACTATAGTGGTCAATTGGAGGTGAGTAACTTTAATATCCGACAAAGGGCCTTACATTGTAATACTGTAACCACCACAGAAATTGTATTACAAATGCCCATAGATTAGCGGGTTGAGGCTGATACTTGAACTGCGGTCATTGTCTTCATTGTTGTTGAATCAATCCACACAATTCTGCGGGTCTTGATGTCTGATGCGATGTTGTAGATCATTTGTCTGATTTACCGTTAGTGAAAGATCCTAGAATTGGCTCTGGGCCACAAAGATTACGTTTAACCTCTGCATATCCAAACTCTTCAGATAGATCACAACAGATACGCCATGCTTGATCCAAATCATTTGTGGTTACATCTTCATATCGAGCAGATGGAACAATGATTCTAAACTCCATTTGAATTGATTGCGTGGTTACACTATAGGGGTCAATTGGAGGTGAGTAACTTTATTTCAGTTCAATACGGTCAATTAAACACATACCGAGTTCATAGAACAAATCCTCATCAACATCACCAAGTTTGGCACGTAATGCATCAGAAACTAAGTCATGCATAATTTCCATATAACGCTCATCTCCATAGATGTGGTTAATAACATCAGATTTGAGTGCGTCAACAAGTTTAGAGACACAAGTTGCAGAGAGTGACATGATAGTTAGGAAAAGTGTTTGATAATGGTTACAAAGAATGCCCCGACGGCAATATAATAAAAGAAACGAATAATGGTAAACATCAGCGACGATAAAGGAATGAACCGTATTGATCAACAACTTCAGGTGTATCTAGAAGTGATTCAATATAAAATCTAATGCCTTTGGCTGGTGCCTTGTGGCTGGCTGGTTTATAACATGCACCAGTTTCTTTATCTACAAACATAAAACAACTGCGACCCTCTCTTACAACACCATCATAGCATTTTGATTGCCACACTTTGATATATTTGCGACCAACTTCCATTGTTAGATACTCATGAAAGTTACGGCCATTCTCAATAGCAAATACCTTCCACTCATTGTTAAGAACTTCAATCAAACATTCTGTTTGATATTCTGCTTTGGTTTGTGTGATTGTCATAAGTTGATTGCGTGGTTACACTACAGGGGTCAATTGGAGGTGAGTAACTTTAATCGTTTGGATTTGAGTAGTATTCGTTATCAGTTTTGACATCAGTGAAACATTCTTCTTCATCATCAAAGATGAGATACAAAGTTTCATCATTGTCTTCAACATTCCATTCTGAATGAAGAGACAATAGGTTACGTCCATAATATGTTTTCTTATGTTCTTTCTTTGCCTTTTTATATGCTTTGGCCATAGTCTTCATTTGGTCTTCATACTGGCCAAGAATATCTTCTGCGAGATATTCTGACCTAGCATGATTGTACTCAAATGTTGAACCTTCAGTCTCAAATGTTTCTGTTTGTTTAGGATCAAATTTCATAGTAATGATTACTTACGCAGAGGTGAATTGTTGTATCGAGTAAAGACGGTTACAAGAATGATGGCAGTTGAGATAACACCAACCAAACCTAAAATGGTAACGCTGTTACCATATTCAAAAGAGAGAGTTTCAATCATCGGTAAATTGCTTTGAAGAAGAGAATAATACCACCGACAAACATGATGCCAGTGAGTAACAATGATGTGTTAGTAATGTCCATCAAGCTGCGGCTTCTGTTTTAGCCTTACCTACATTACTAGGTCCAGTCCAAACCATACCATTTTCTTGCCAATATGCAATGAATGCACGACGAAGTTCAAGAAGTTCATCATATCGTGTCTGTTGACTAGAGGTAAACTTAAAGTTCTGAACTTTATAAGTTTTTTGAAGTGATTGAAGTTCTTTAAGTACAGTAGATGAATTGTTCATGATTGTCAAGTGTAGGGGTTACAATATAGTGGTCAATTGGAGGTGAGTAACTTTTCCTCCTGTGTAAGATTACGATAGTTTTCCACAATTGTTAATAGTCTGTCTTTGGCAGTTTCTATTGTCGCACGAGAGTAACCAGTATAGAAAGAATAACCTTTGGTTGGATCATCCATTGCATCTTTATACTCTTCTAATGCCCAATCAAGACCTTCAATAACAGATAGAAGTTGATTGTCAATGTTCATGGTGATTTGGTACTTAGTTTGAGTTTGAGTGACCTTAGAGACTGCTTACGCCCCCTTAGAATACCCTTACAGGTACCCTTGGTCTTCTTATCTTTTTTGGAGTGATGCTTCCAATTAGGTGTGTTCATCACATGCCACTCATGTATTCATGAAGTTCAGCATAATACTGTTCTTCAGTGTCAAATTGACGACCATGAATAACACATGGGAATGTTTTCTTTTGAAACATTGTAGACGCAACTTGTACGTCTTGTTTGTCGTAACCCATTTCGAGCAGGTTTTGGATGTAAGGATTTGAATTGTATGTCATACTATAGTGGTCAATTGGAGGTGAGTAACTTTATTTCCTTCGTTTTCTTAACTTATCTATCAAATTGAGTGCTGATTGACGGTTGCGACATACTTTGACCGGTTGTCCATTATGTATCACCATCAGTTTAGTTGTTGAACCCGCCACAGGTATTGCTACCAGGTTCTCATCAATAACGATTGGCAATACTCCTGGTTTTGTATCAAGAATGTTTGAATTTGTGTGGTGGAAAGACATAAAAACTCTTTTTTCAATAATTCTATGTGACTGAAGGTGTGTTAGGTCATAAAGGGGTTCGATATGGAAAAATCAATTTATGATACTCCCAGATCCCTTGGTATGACTGGGCCGATTACCGGCGAGAAATGCTGTCGCACATTTCTCCTTTCTCGAATACAATGTCAACACAACGTTGCAATGCTCTCTCGGTGGATACTCCGATATTATTATATACTGGCACACATAGCATACCGCATGTCTTCGATTTACTGCCCACACGAATTACTCGGCCCACAGTCTGTAACATCTCTACTGTGTCCATATTACGAAGGAATACAACACCTTCAAGCTCTGAGCAATTAATACCTTCTGAAAGTATGGACCTGTGCAAAACAACAAACTTCTTATCTACATCTTTGCCCCATGCATTGAGTGTATCAAAGAACTCCTCACGCTTGACCTTCTTACCATCAACAACTGCACCGGTCTTACTGGTAATATAGAGGTAAGAATAACCACGTTCCTTGAGTTGTTCTGCAAAGTCTGTCATAAAGATATTTTGCAGTTGTCGTGTGGTCTTGACACATACTAGAATCTTTTTGATGTCTAGTTCATCAATAGACGCAAGGACATTGTTGCTCTCAAGATAAGGTGTGAGTGACTTTTTGTCAACCTTATCCATCTCAATCACCTTGACTTTAGGTGGCAAGATGTAACCTCCATCAACCAGAGTTGGTGCAGACACACGTGCAATTACCTGACCATAAGTGTCAACATCATTCATTCCATGTTTTTTTGGTGTGACTGAAGTCTTACGGGTAGCAGTAAAGAAATAAGTGCGATCAGCCTTCTTACTGAAATACTCAGTGGGCCCAAAGAAGTTATTCTGACAGGAGTTATGTGCCTCATCAAAGTAAATGGTATCTACCGCAATACCAGACTCCTGAACACGGTGGAGAGAGTGATATGTGGTAAAGATAATAACATGTTCACGGACTGTTTGACACATATCAACAAACAGTTTGATATGTTCAGACTTTGTAGTGCTGAAGTGTTTTGTGTCACCAGAATGCACATGCAAAACATTAGCATTGGTGATGTGTTCCATATACTCACTGCACAACTGATTGGCCAAGAGTAGTCTAGGAGCCACAACTACAATAGTGCGAGGAACATTTACCTCGAACCGTTTCATTGCATCAGTGATTGCAATCAGTGTCTTCCCGCCTCCTGTCGGGACCAGTATCTGGCCTTTGCTGTTGACATACATTGCGTCACGGGCTTCGTTTTGATGTGGGCGAAGAGTGATCATAAAATTGTGGTGTTATACTATAGGGGTCAATTGGAGGTGAGTAACTTTATTACCGTTGACGAACCGAGTTAATTACAACTCTCTCTGTTGGATACTGTGATTCTACAATATCCCGTATCAAAGATCTGTCCGCACTATCAGTTTGTATCTCAAAGTTATGCCTACGACCATTACGATCGGTCCATGCACCTTTTACATTAAATTGTGTCATAATAATCAGTTACCAAAACCATGGTTAAAGTTAGCATACGCAAACTCTGCACGTTT